TGTTCGATATGAGAACAAAGAGGATCTATGTTGGTCTGCTTGATAAGATTGTGACCTTCTGTGAGCAATCAAGTTATACCTATGAGTTTAAGGATAATAAATTCTACGGACTTCCCTTTGAGGTCAATGAAATGATCTGCAAAGAAGGTGTCAAAGATTTTATGGCATCTATTGCATCATTGAAACCAAGAGACTATCAAATAGACGCTGTTCATGATGCTCTGAGATATAATCGGAAGTTATTGATTAGCCCAACTGCATCAGGTAAGTCATTTATGATTTACTCTGTAGTAAGATTTCATGTTGGTTTGAAGAGAAAGGTTCTACTCGTGGTCCCCACCACATCACTAGTGGAACAGATGTTTAAAGATTTCCAGGACTATGGGTGGGATGCTGAAAATCACTGTCACAGAATCTATGCAGGTCGTGAGAGGGTCAACACCAATGAAGTAACCATAACTACCTGGCAGTCAGTTTATCAACTGGATAGATCATTCTTTGAGGAGTACGATGTTATTATTGGTGACGAAGCTCATCTGTTTAAGAGTAAGTCACTTATAGGGATTATGGACAAGTGCCACCATGCTAAGTATAGATATGGGTTTACTGGTACTTTAGACGGGACACAGACCCATAAGTGGGTCTTAGAGGGACTGTTTGGTCCGTCATACAAAGTAACAGGAACTAAGAAGCTAATTGATGAAGGTCATCTAGCTAAACTTGATATTCAGTGTCTTGTTTTAAAACACCGTCCTCAAAAGTTTGATACATATGAGGATGAAATCAAGTATCTCATATCTCATGAGAACAGAAACAAATTCATATCAAATCTGTCAGTTGATTTGAAGGGTAACACCTTGGTTCTTTATACAAGAGTTGAGACACATGGTGCCATACTCTATGACCTAATAAATAACAAGGTATCAGCCGGTAGAAAGGTCTTCTTCATCCATGGTGGTGTGGATGCAGAATCCAGAGAACAAGTTAGAAAGATTACAGAGGAAGAGAAAGACGCTATCATCGTTGCCTCCTTCGGAACTTTCAGTACAGGGATTAACATCAAAAACCTTCACAACGTAATATTTGCCTCTCCATCAAAGTCTCGTATTCGGAACTTACAGTCTATTGGTAGAGTCCTAAGAAAAGGCAAAGATAAAGTGAAAGCTAAACTCTATGATATTGCAGATGATGCAACTATGGGGTCAAGGAAGAACTATACTTTGAATCATTTTATTGAAAGAGTGAAAATATATGTTCAAGAACAATTCAATTATGAAATTATATCAATTAATTTAAAAGATTAGAAAAGGAGAGTGTCTATGGACATGGAGATACAAGATGATTTTTATGCTACAATCAAACTAAGATCTGGTGACGAAATATTTACTAAAGTAGCTGCTATGGAAGAAGATGATAGGACACTGTTACTTCTTTCCAATCCTATTGTTGTTGAAGAAATTACCCATAGGGGTAAGTTTCAAGGTTACAAAATGGAACCTTGGTTGAAAACCGCTAGTGATGATATGTTCATTATAAATATGGATCAGGTCATTACTATGTCTGAATCAGATAGTATTGAGATGATTGTATATTATCAAGAATATGTTCGTAAACTTAATAAAACGAATAATATAAAACTAGATAGAAAGATGGGATTTTTGTCTACAGTACATGAAGCTAAAGAGGTTCTAGAGAAACTCTATAATAAAAGCTAAGGTTCCCTTTCATCCTGGACAAACCTATTCTATTGTTAATTCAAGGTATTGTCAACTACTTATGAAAGTGATATAATAATATGAGTAATAATTATAGTTTATGGCTGTCAATCACAATTATGGAACTATGGCAAGACCTAAGAAATCTGAACACTATGTAAATAACAAAGAGTTTCTCAATGCACTGGAGAACTACTTTGCAGAGGTTGAACGAGCTAAACTCAATGACAAACCCAAACCTAGGATTCCTAGGTATATTGGTGAGTGTTTCTTGAAAATTGCTAATCATCTATCATATAAACCAAACTTCGTGAACTATATGTTCAAGGATGATATGATTTGTGATGGTATCGAAAACTGTGTAAGATACGTTCATAACTTTAATCCTGAGAAATCCAAGAACCCATTTGCTTATTTTACTCAAATCATCTATTATGCATTTCTGAGAAGGATTCAACAAGAGAAGAAACAACTGGAGATTAAGAACAAGATTTTAGAGAAGACTAACTTCGATGAGGTCTTTGATGCCAACGAGCTTGACAGCGGCAACTATTCCGACTACAATTCCATCAAGGACGCAGTCCACATTAAACTTCGTAATCAATGACAAAAGTAGCAGTAATCACTGATACCCATTACGGTGCAAGAAAGGGTTCTAAACTCTTTCATGATTACTTTGAAAAATTCTATCGTGATGTATTCTTCCCTACCCTAAAGAAAGAGGGTATTGACACCGTTCTCCACCTTGGGGATGCTTTTGATAGTCGTAGGGGAATCGAGTTTCAAACCCTCCAGTGGGCAAAAAGGGTAGTATTTGACCCTCTCAAAGATATGGGAGCAAAGATGCACCTGATTGTGGGAAATCATGATGCTTACTACAAGAATAGTAATAAAATCAATTCTATTGAACTTCTTCTCACTGAGTATGACAATATAATAAAATACTCTAAAGCTACTGAAGTCAATATTGATGGATTAGATGTTCTGTTCATACCCTGGATTTGTGAGGAAAATGAAAAAGAAACTTATAACCTTATTAAAAAGACAAATTGCTCGTTCGCGATGGGGCACCTTGAGCTCAACGGATTTAGAGTTAATCGACAGATCGTCATGGACCATGGTAATGAGAGCGAGTTATATTCAAAGTTCTCCAAGGTCTTCACGGGGCACTACCATACTCGATCAGATGACGGAACAGTCTACTACGTTGGGAATCCTTACGAGATGTTCTGGACGGATGTCGGAGATGATCGTGGATTTACGATACTGGATGTGGAAACTCTTGAACACACGTATGTAAATAATCCATATCAGTTATTTCATAACATTTATTATGATGATACCAACTATCAGATGTTTGATACAACTCCATATACAAATAAGATTGTAAAGGTGATTGTCAAACAGAAGACTGATGTTAAACAGTTTGAAAAATTTATTGATAAACTGTATACCTCTGGTGTAGCAGACCTAAAGATCGTTGAGAACTTTGAGTTTGGTGGGTGGTATAATGATAAAGATAATGTTGAAGGAATTGATACAGAAGATACTCTCTCTATTCTTAATAGATATATTGAGGAGTCTGAGTCAAGTCTCGATAAATCTAAAATTCAAAAAGTAATTAGGGACGTGTATCAGGAAGCATGTGAACTGGTGTGATGTTTATTCTTACGGTAGCAGGTCATGAAAAAGATGGAGCATATTCTGTAGTTGATGATGATGGAGAACAAGTACTCTACATCTTTCAAGAAGAAGATGATGCTACCAGATATTCCCTGCAACTAAAAGAGCTTGACTATCCTAAGATGCATGTGTTAGAAATAGAAGACGAGATAATGGTTAAAACCTGTGAACTGCATGATCACAGATATACGATTATAACACCCAATGACATTGTAATTCCTCCTGACAACGCGCGTGATTACCTTTAAAACTATCTCCTGGAAGAATTTTCTGAGTACAGGAAATCAACCCACAACATTAAATCTGAATACTCACAATACCACTTTGGTCATTGGTTCTAATGGAGCTGGTAAGTCTACTGTTCTGGATGCTCTAACCTTTGTCTTATATGGTAAGGCATTTCGTAAAATCAATAAGGCACAACTTATCAATACCACCAATGAAAAAGGTACATTGGTTGAGATTGAGTTTGATGTCAATTCTACACAGTGGAAAGTTGTAAGAGGTATTAAACCAAATATCTTTAAGATCTATAAAGATGGTGAAACTTTAGATCAAGATCACTCTGCTAATGATCAACAGAAGTGGTTGGAACAGAATGTTCTGAAGATGAATTACAAGTCATTTACTCAAATTGTTATCTTGGGTAGTAGTTCCTTCGTTCCTTTCATGCAACTCCCTTCCACAAGTCGCAGAGAGGTCGTAGAGGAACTCTTAGACATCAAGATCTTCTCCTCCATGAATATGATTATAAAGGAGAAGATTCGTGGTCTGAAAGAACAAGCTAGAACATTTGAATTAAAGAGACAATCTCTTAAAGATAAAGTTGATATGCAAAAGGACTTTATTAGACAAATTGAAGAAAAGAGTCAGGAAGATATTAGACACAAGGGACATAAGATTAGTTCTCTTCTTGTAGAAGAGAATAACTACACAAATAGAAATATTGATTTGACCTTTAGTGTCCAAAAACTTCAGAGTGAACTCCAAAACTTTGGTGATCATAAAGAAAAACTTAAGGAATATGGAAACATTAAAGGTAAGTTGTCCCAAAAGATTTCAACATTGGTTAAGGATCATAAGTTTTTTAACGACAATTCGGTATGCCCTACATGTGAACAAACAATCGAAGAGGGGTTCAGAATAAATAAGATTAGGACTTCTCAAGATAAAGCCAAAGAATTGCAAAAGGGGTATGAACAACTCCTGGGGGCAATTAAAGACGAAGAGTTGAGGGAGTCCAATTTCACAAATATCAGCGGAGAAATCTCTAAACTAATTAATGGCGTCACTTCTAATAACACTCAAATCACTAGTTGTCAAAAACAAATCAGACAACTGGAATCGGAAATTCAAACACTTACCAATCAAATTTCAAACAGAAATTCTGAACATGAGAAACTAGAAGAGTTTAGAGACAGTCTTCAGGCAACATACGAAAAACTTGTTGAGGTAAAGGAGAGTATTTCTTACCACGACTTCACTTATAGTCTTCTTAAAGACGGTGGGGTAAAATCTCAAATCATCAAGAAGTATCTCCCTCTGATAAATCAACAGGTCAATAAGTATCTGCAGATGATGGATTTCTACATCAACTTTAAGTTGAATGAGGAGTTTTCAGAAACTATCGAGACGCCTATTCATGAAGACTTTACCTACTCTTCTTTTTCTGAAGGAGAAAAAATGAGGATAGACCTAGCCCTCTTGTTTACTTGGAGGGAAGTCGCTAGGTTTAAGAATTCAGTAAACACAAATCTCCTCATCATGGATGAGGTCTTCGACAGTTCACTAGATGGATTTGGTACAGACGAATTTCTAAAGATCATCAGGTTCGTAATCAAGGATGCTAACATCTTTGTCATATCTCACAAGGGGGGTCTTGAGGACAAATTTGAAAGTGTCATATCCTTCTCTAAAGATAAAGGTTTTAGCCGTATGATACAAGGTACTTCAGTGGAAACACCATGAGAGAACAAATCCGCCGTCCAGTTGACATCTCCAAAGAATTCAAAAAAAATGGTATGACGTTAATCACCGACCCTGCATCTGATAGGTATCTCAATGAATACTCCAAATTGGCAACATCACAGCAAAAAGGAACAGAAAAGGTCACTTAAACCTCATGCACTTAGACAATCTAAGTACAAACTACAGGCTCTTAAGAAGAAATTCAAGAGAGTCTCATTATGTAAAGAAATAAAAAGAAATAATACTAAAATGTTAATTATTAACCAAATGTCATGAATTAAACATAAGTTGCCTAGATAATGAAGTGAGATAGAGGGTATTATGCACAACTTGATATCAAGAAACGAATTATCATCTTGGAGGTGGGACGAAAAACACTCATCAGAAGAAAAGTATGATCAAGTGTCAGATTATTTCCAATGTATTTCAGAGTGTGGCATCATAGATCAAACAGCAAGGAGGTTTTGTAGGCACATTCTTACAGAATAGTAAATTTAATTAAACCACCTATAGGAGTTTAAACTAAAGTCCCGGTCCTTAGAGGCCGGGATTGGTCTGCAGACAGTTGTTAAAGTGTCCTGGTTCCTTCCTCAGGACTCAGTTTTCGTGTATCATAGTTATATCGATAAAACACCATATGGCAGTCAACTACGAAGTCAAGTCACAACTAGCCAAACTTCTAGCCACTGAGGACATTGTGGTTGAGAACCGTGAGGTGATGACAGCTCAGTTTGATGTGGAGAATCGTGTTCTAACACTTCCTATGTGGAAACGTGCATCCAATGCTGTCTATGATATGTTGGTAGGACATGAGGTAGGACATGCACTTTATACTCCAAATGTAGATCCCCCAGGAGATATTCCTCACTCATTTGTTAATATTATAGAAGATGCTCGTATTGAGAAGTTGATGAAACGTCGTTATCCCGGACTCGCTAAGAGTTTCTTCAAGGGGTATAATGAACTTTCCGATCAAGACTTTTTCTGCATTGAGGATCAGGATATTGAAAGAATGAACCTGGCTGATCGTATCAATCTGTACTGGAAGATTGGTAACTTTATTGATATTCCTTTTCAGGCAACTGAGATTGTTTTCCGCGACCGTGTTGGTCTGACCGAAACTTTTGGGGAAGTATGTAATCTAGCAAGAGAGATTTATTCCTACTGTAAGGATCAACAATCTCAAACTAAAACTGATACTCACAATCCTGAACCTAAAGGAACTAACGATCAACAGGGAGGCAATGTAGAAAACTCTGAAACTCCTGAATCTTCTAGTGATGATATGACTCATGAAGAGATGATTGAAGAAGCAGCTAAACGTGAGTCTGAGAATCAGAAATTAGACACTGAGAATGAAGTAAAGCAGGAAAGTGGAGAACCTGAAGCTACCACTGATCGAGCATTTGAGGATGGTATCTCTGAACTAAATGGTATGGATCGTGGTATCCAGAACATCTATGTAGAAGTTCCTGATGTAAATCTAGATAACATTATCATCGATCACGTTGAAGTTCAACGTCTTATTGATGAAGATTTTGCACGACAGTTGGTTCCTATGGAACATAAGTGTGAATTCACTGGTGAGGTAAAATATCAAGTTTCTGATTTTACTCGACCTGATGAAGAATATCAGAAGTTCAAGAGGGAATCACAACGTGAGGTGAATTATCTGGTAAAAGAGTTTGAGTGCAAGAAATCTGCAGACGCATATTCTCGTTCATTTGTATCTAAGACTGGTGTTCTTGATTGTACTAAACTCCATACTTATAAGTATAATGAAAACTTATTCCGTAAGATCAATGTCCTTCCTGATGGTCAGAATCATGGTCTGATCTTTATCCTGGATTGGTCAGGTTCTATGGGTGATTACATTCTAGATACTGTTAAACAGTTAATCAATCTAGTCTGGTTCTGTAACAAGTGTAATATTCCCTTTGAGGTTTACGCATTTACTAACTCTTTTTATTGGAGAAGTGATGATGTAGAAATGGATTCAATGGAATGGGAAAATGGTAAGTTGTTTGTTCATAAGGACTTCAATCTTATCAACTTCCTGTCTAGTAGAACCAAACGCAATAACATGGAGAAACAGATTCTCAACCTATGGAGAATCGCATACTACTTTAAAACCTGGGGTAAGTATGAAATCCCTCAAGGATTTGGTCTTTCTGGTACTCCATTGAACGAATCTTTGGTGTCTCTCTATAAGATCATTCCTCAGTTTAAGAAAAACAATGACCTTCAAAAAGTTCAGTGTGTGATACTGACTGATGGTGAAGCAAACTATCTTCCTTATTGTAACTATTGGGATTCTGAAAAGTATGGTATAAGAGAAGGTCATTCCAATCTTAGTCGTGGTCACTCTTATCTCCGTAACCGTAGTACTGGCCATACTTATAAGATTGGTGATTATTATTATCAGTTTACTGAGACTTTATTGGCTGATATGAAAGAAACTTTCCCTGGAACTAACTTTATCGGAATCAGGATTGCTGCAACTCGCGACGTAAATAGTATGATTAAACGATATGAAGAGTACGATATCGATAAGAAAGTCAAACAGGTTAAGAAGGACAAGTTCTTCTCTATTAACAACTCTGGGTATTCTTCCTACTTTATTATGGTTGATCAGGCACTCAACAATGATGTAGATTTTCAAGTTGAGGAAGGTGCATCTAAAGCTAAAATCAGAACAGCCTTCGTTAAGAATTTGAAGGCTAAGTCTCTAAATAAGAAAGTTCTGAGTCAGTTTATGGATCTAGTTTGTTGATCCACTTGAGGAACTGTCCTAAAGGGTCTTCCTGATCCCTTTCCATCCTTTATAATAACTTTGTTGAAACGAACCACCATGTCACTCTCCGTCGAATACGTCATTACCTCACTTAAAGCTCTTTATGGTGAAACTATTACTACACCTGAAGTTCGTGCCTGGTGTGCTATGAACGATCACAACTATGTGACTGTTTCTAAACGACTCACAGACTATAAAACAGGTCGTGGTAAGTGGAATCTGACTGTTCAGGAACAACTGGAAGAGACATATGATTCTCCATCAGCTGAACCATCCGTTGTTCAGGACTTGATACCACAGAAAGATAATACTTTTGTTCAGTTTGGTAATTTTAAAGACGTTAAGAAAATTATTTCTTCTTATCTATTCTATCCTACTTTCATTACGGGACTCTCTGGTAATGGTAAGACGGTTAGTGTTGAGCAAGCTTGTGCACAACTCAAGAGAGAATTGATCCGTGTCAACATCACCATTGAAACCGACGAGGATGATCTTATTGGTGGTTTCCGTCTTATTAATGGCGAAACTGTTTGGCATAATGGTCCAGTCATCGAAGCTTTGGAACGGGGAGCTATACTTCTTCTAGATGAGGTTGACCTAGCATCTAACAAGATTCTATGTCTTCAGTCAATCCTTGAGGGTAAAGGTGTTTTTCTTAAGAAAATTGGTAAGTTTGTCCAACCCAAAAAAGGATTTAATGTTATTGCAACTGCAAATACTAAAGGTAAAGGGAGCGATGACGGTCGCTTTATTGGAACTAATGTTCTCAATGAAGCTTTCCTTGAAAGATTCCCCGTAACGTTTGAGCAGACCTATCCTACAGTTGCTATCGAACAGAAGATTCTTGAGGGTGTCGCACTGGATCTGGGTATCGATGATCGTTCGTTCTGTAGGTACCTGTGTGACTGGGCTGATATCATCCGTAAGACATTCTATGACGGTGGTATTGAGGAGGTTATCTCCACTCGTCGTCTGGTTCATATCATTCATGCTTACTCTATCTTTAATGATAAGAATAAAGCACTCCAAGTTTGTATTAACCGTTTCGATGAAGAGACTAAAACATCCTTCATGGAACTCTACGACAAAGTCGATGTGGACTTCTCTATCGAAAATGAAAGTGAAAATGTTGACTTAGTCCAAGTATGCTGATAGAGTATAGTGTATCTAACTAAAATAGTATGACTGAAAATACTTTCGTTGGAGGAGAGGGTACTGATAGAATTACCCTATCTGACGAGAATCTCTATATGGGAAACTATATTGAGAATCTCGGTGATTTCAGTACCCCAAAAACTAAGGGTATGAGAAAGTACAATGAGGATGAAATTATTAAGGAACTCTCTGAATACATCACTTCAACTTACAATCAACATTATTCGTCTGGTAATGATAAAATCCAGACACTCGATCTGATTGAAGCCTGTGGTGATGGTGAGGCGTTCTGTCGTAGTAACATTCTCAAGTACGCATCACGATATGACAAGAAAGGAACATCAAGACGTGACATTATGAAGATCCTGCATTATGCTGTTCTTCTAATGTATTTCAATGACAAGAACAACAAGACTGAAACTTACAACCAATGACTATGAAACTCAGTGAAAACACTGTAAACCTTCTGAAAAACTTTTCTTCTATCAATCAATCAATTCTCTTCAAACAAGGAACTAGATTGCGTTCAATTTCTGTGATGAAGAACATTCTGGTTGAGGCAAACATTAATGAGGAGTTCCCTAAAGATTTTGGTATCTATGATTTGAACCAGTTTCTCAATGGATTGTCACTCCATAACAGTCCTGAATTAGATTTCAAAAACAATGAGTATGTTGTTATCCGTGAAGGTAAGCGACGTTCTAAGTTCTTCTTCGCAGATCCCTCTGTCATTGTTGCACCTCCAGAAAAAGAGATCACTCTCCCTTCAGAAGATGTGTGTTTTGTGATGAAGGCAGAAGACCTTCAACAACTTAAGAAAGCAGCATCTGTCTACCAAGTACCTGACATTTCTGTCATTGGTGAAGCTGGTGTCATCAAACTGGTAGCTCGTGATAAGAAGAATGATACCTCAAACGATTTTGAGATTATTGTTGGTGAGACAGACAATGAGTTTGTCTTTAACTTCAAGGAAGAGAACTTGAAGATTATTCCAGGCAACTATGATGTGGTTGTATCTGAAAAACTTTTGTCCCGTTTCGTGAATCAAAATCAAGATGTCACATACTACATCGCACTCGAACCAGACTCAACCTTCGGTTGATATTAAGATGAGGATCATTGGTAGTGGTCTTGTGATCATTGCCTATTTTATTGTTCTTCATGTAAATGTGGTGGTGGGGGCAGTAACACATTTTGTTGCTGACCTTATATCGGTACCCTACTTTGTGAGAACAAAGTCCTGGGATGTAGTAATTATGTTATCATTCTTGTTGATGATCTCATTATCAAAATTATTATGAACATCTTCGTTACTAGCTCTAGTCCATGGGATTCTGCTCAAGTTCTTCCTGACAAACATATTGTCAAGATGCCTCTTGAGACCTGTCAGATGTTAGCCATTGTATGTTCTGATAAATGGGGTCATGGGTTTGGTACTCTTCCCAAAGCTAATGGTGCACCCTACACAACTGAGAAAGGTGCCTTTCGTAATCATCCCTGTACTATCTGGGCTAATGAGTTTGTGATGAATTGGCAGTGGCTTTTACAACATGGACTAGCTCTCTGTGAGGAGTATAAGAACCGGTATGGCAAGGTTCATACCTGTTACCATACTCTCTTGGTTGCAAAGGAAATTCTCCCTACTGGTGATCCTACAGGAAGGTCTGGCAAGGAGACTACGCCATTTGTGAGGGCAATGCCTGATGAGTTCAAACTAGATACTAATATATCAACCTTTGATGCATATAAAATGTACATAGGTTCTAAACCATGGGTGAAGGATAATTATCTTCGCCTTCCAAATCGTAAACCTGAATGGGTATGAATCAAATTTTAAAGGGGAAAGTAAAAACTTTATATGAAGGTGATGATCCTTCAGAGATACTGATTAAGTACGAAGATTGTGTTACTGCCGGGAATGGCAATATGATTGATTTCCCCGAAGGTAAAGGTACAATCTGTTGTCTTATGACAGCAATGTTAATGGAGTTTCTGGAGAGTAATTCTATCAGAACACACTATATCGATTGTCCCTCACTAAACACAATGAGGTGTAAAAAACTTGATATTATTCCTCTAGAAGTTATTTGTAGGAATATTGCAGCTGGTTCTATTGTGAGAACCACAAGTCTGAAAGAAGGGATTATCATTCAACCTCCTATTATTGAGTTTTTTCTTAAGGATGATAGTAAAAACGATCCACTACTTACACCAGATCGAGTGAGGTTGATGGGAATTGATACTAAACCACTAATTGAAAAAACTAACGATATCAATCAATTGCTACAACAAGTTTTTTTGTTGTGTGGTATTGATCTTGTAGATTTTAAGTTGGAGTTTGGTTATGATGCTCACGGTGATTTATATGTCGCTGATGAATTGTCACCAGACAACATGAGGTTGTGGTGTAAGTCTACCAGGGACAGGTTTGATAAGGACTTGTTCAGGAATGGAGAAGGTGATATAGTAGAAGCCTACAAGATTATTTTGACCAAACTAAGGCAATTTTTATGAGTCGTGATGAGTTTGTCTGGGTTGAGAAGTATCGACCTAAGACTATTGAGGAATGTATTCTTCCTGACAACATTAAGAATACATTCAAAGCTTTCCTAGATAAAGGTGAGGTTTCCAATCTTCTCTTATCTGGTCCTCCTGGATGTGGAAAAACCACTGTCGCTAAAGCCCTATGTAACGAACTTGGAGTAGATGTTTATGTCATCAATGGATCCGATGAAGGGAGATTCCTTGATACTGTCAGAAACAATGCGAAGAATTTCGCTTCGACCGTATCGCTTTCGTCAACTGCTAAACACAAAGTCATCATCATTGACGAAGCAGATAACACAACCCCAGATGTACAACTTG